GTACTCGAACGCGGCGCGGTGCTCGTCTACTTGCTGGACGAGCCCACGGATTCCCCCAGGCTTGCACCGCTCAGGGCCTGGTACTCGTCCTGCCAGGTGGAGAACATGGCAGCGAACTCGTTGGCGTCCATGTCGTCGATCGCGTCGACCTGATCGGGCGCGATTGCCTCGATCATCTTGAACATGCCGGCCGCGTCAAGGTCAACGTCGCCGAGGGCGCGAATTACCTTCATGCGAACCCTCATGGGGATCACGATCTCGACGTCGTCCTCAGTGACCCACGCGAACGACTTTCCGTCGATCTTGTACGGGTGGCCCTGCTTGGTCTTCTTGGTGGGCATGCGCGTGCCTTCTTTCGTGAGCGCGGATGAGTAGCGCGGATGAGGGGTGAAGCACCGGCCGGGGCTCCGCGCAGAGACCCCGGCCGGTGGACTAGAGGGGTCAGGACTTCAGGCGGGTGTCCCACACCTTGGCGTTGCCGCCGATGCCGGAATCCGGGTAGGTCGTGATGGTGACCTCGAAGCCGATCGCGTCGCCGGCCGCGTAGGACGTGTCGCCAAGCTCGGTGACCTCACCCTTGGGGATGTAGATGCGCTTCACGTTCGCACCGTCCACGACGTCGATGACGAACGACTTCACGCCGCCCGTCGCCGAGGGGGTGATGGTGTAGGAGCCGTCGGTCACCGACTGCGTCACCGTGACGCCCAGGGCGGTCTCGACGACAGCCTTCGTGGTCTCGATGAGGGTGAAGTTGTAGGACAGGCCCGAGTCGGTGACGACGGTGCGGACGGTGGCCGAGTTCTGCCACGCCTTGATGTCGTCGGTCGAACGGTCGTGCGACTCGGTGATGCCGTCCTCGGACACATAGCCGAGGCCCACGAAGCCAGCGGCCAGGGCGGTGCTCGTGTTCGTGGGGCCAGCGGTGGCGGTGGGCGCGACAGAGACTTCCCCGGTCACGGCCACGCCGACGTTCGCGCTAACAAGCGCCATTTGATCCTCCTGTGGGGATGGTTCGGCGGCTCATCCGCCATGGGGGGTGGATCGCTGTGCGCGCAGCGGGTGGGTGGAGCGGGGTGTTACTTCTTCGGCTCGTCGGGAGCCTTGACGCCGGGCTTGGTCTGCCAGCCCTGCGTCAGGTACATGGGGACGTCGTCGGCCTCGCGCTCAAGCTCGAGGTCGGAGTCGGGGTGGGTCAGGTGGTAGGCCATCGGTTCTCCTAGAGAGCGGAGCCGCGGGTCTGCAGCTCGACGGACAGGTACTTCTGCGGCTGAGAGTCGTCGGCGATGCCCTGCGGACCAGAGAGGACCGACGCGGCCACCACGGGCCCGTTGCCGGGAGACACGACCAGGAGCGCCTGCACCAGCCGGGCGAGGTCGGAGGCGGTCTGCTCGTCGTCGTCCCACACGCGCACCGCGAGGCGCGGGAAGTCGAACAGTCCCCGCTGCGGCCCACCGTCACGCCGCACCACGACCGTCTTGCGGCGGTTCGCGCTGGGCTTCTTGTTGGACACGAACGCGCCCGTCGCGTACGACTCCGGGCGGGCGGCGAGGGCGGCGCGCAGGTAGCCGGTCGCCCACAGTTCGACGTCGGGGAAGATGACGCGCGGAGGTTGGAACGTCATCACGCGCCCCCTGCTGCGTCGAGTGCGCGGGCCATGTGCCCGGTGCGGGCCTCGACCCCGAGCGAGTGGTCCGAGTCGGCGACGACCCGGACGGCTGCGCGGTCGGTGGTGGCCTGCTCGATGTGGATGGAGTCGCGGTGCTCACCCGTGGCGCCGATGGGAGCCGAGGCGATGGCGGCGGACTCGACGCGCTCCATGCGGCTGGTCAGGTCGGCGCGTACCTCGTCACTGTTGAGCAGGTCACGGATGCCTTCGCGGTTGATCTCGATGCGGACGGAGGTGCCCATCAGCCGTCGGTCCTGCCGGTCTGAATGACGAGTCCTGCACGACGCAGACCCATGCGCCAGTCGGCCGGGTCGCCGATGACCTGGTAGACGATGCCGCGGACGCGGACGCGATTGGCGGCAGTGATGGGCGCGGCGGGGGGCGCCTGCAGGTACAGCGTCCATCCAGAGGTGACGGCGTTGCGGGGGTCCTGCACGGGCTCGCCCGAGGGGCGCGGCTCACACAGGACGTTCGAGATGGTGACCTCGCTCGGGCTGTCCCATGACTCGGCGGTCTCGCCGCTGTAAGGGTCGGCCTTCTGGCCTGCGCTGAGGACTTGCACGTCCTCGCCCTGCATCACAGCTTGTACCTAGCGAGGGCGTCCTTCTCGTGCTGGAGCAGAGAGACGCCACCCGCGACGTTGAAGCCGGTCTGGGAGTACGCCTCGGAGAAAGGCCCCGCTTGTCGGCGCACGACGCCGTCGGGGGAAGCCTTGGCCCGAGCGGCGACCGCAAGCACGACGGCACGCACGTCCTCGGGGACGACGGGAAAGCCGTGGGTGATGGTGGCGGTGATGGCGCGGAAGTCGCCCGACCACGGCCACGCGCGCCACAGTTGCCCGACCTCGGACCATTGGTAGCTGGAGCCGTCGAGCAGATAGCCGCCCTCGACTACGGAGGCGACGTTGGTGACGTGCAGGGACGGCAGGGACACGAATGGGTGCCCACTGCCGTCCACCGTCACGTCTTCGGTGACGCTCGGGGCGATATGCCACCCGCAGAAGCGCCGAACCTCGGCAGTCGCCTGGTCGATCAGCGTCTGGTCGTCCCCGGACGAGTAGGCGCCCAGGTCGTCAGTCGTGGCGATCGGACCAAGCGACATGGCCTCAGCCCTTCTTGTTGGAGGCGGCGCGCGACTTGTTTGCGGGAGCCGCGGCCTTCTTGGCCTCGAGCCCGCGCGCCTTCGCGTCCGCGTCGGAGAGGCGCAGCGTGGTCTTCACGCCGTTGACCTCGACCTCGTAGTCCTGGAGCGCCATGTCGCTCTCCTTCCTCTGGGGTTCTGGTGCGATGAAGATGCCCACCGTGGAGGTCGCCAGCCCGCAGGCGGCATGTGCAGCACCGCACAGCGGGCAGGCGACCGGAGCCATCAGAGGCCGGTGACCGTCACGAACGCGGACGGGCGGGTGACGCCGAAGGCGACACGCTCCTCCGCGAGGATGGCGACCAGGTTGCGGATGAAGAAGTCCGCGTGGCTGTCGGTCATGGTGACCGACGCCTGCTCCCGGTCCCACAGGACAGCCTTGGAGAAGTCGCCGACGAGGCCGGTGCCGGCAGTGGCCGCCTCGGACTCGACCAGCGGGACACCCCACATGGTGCGGACGTAGCCCGAGAACGGACCCGAGCCGAGGTACTGGCCCGTGGTGTCCTTGAGCAGGTCGACCTTCTCCATGTCGGCCGGGTTCAGCAGGATCGCCGAGGGGGCGACGCGGCCGACCGTGCGGGCCTTGGTGATGGCCTTGCGGACGGCGTCGGGGATGGTGTCCGCGCCCTTCGCCTGGGTCTGGATGCCCGAGGTGTTGTAGATGCCGGTGAGGTTCTGGCCCGTGCCGGAGCCGGAGAGCATCTGCGCCTCCTCGGTCTCCTTGAGGTCGGCCACGAGCTCGTCGTTGATGAGCCCCTCGAGCTGGGCCACGTCGGCGAGCGCGCGCTTGGTGACGGGCACCCACTCGGCGATGGTCTTGACCGTGGCCGTGGCCTCGGCGAACGCCCACGCACCCTCGGGCTTGTAGCCACCGTTCGGGTCGAGGGTGAGCGCGGCACCGGAGGAGGCACCCGTGGTCGGCGCGGCCGAGGAGGTGGCCTCCGCGACAGGGGCGGCGGCATTGGTGTGCGACGTCTGGGTGACGTACTCCACCGTGTCGGAGCCAGTGCGGCGGACCGAGACGAGGTCGCGCAGCGTGAGCTGGCGACGGCCGAGCATCTCGACGATGTCGGTGCGCTCGTTGACGACGAACGCGCCGGCGCTGGTCTGGGAGCCGCCGACGAACAGCGACTTCTGACCGATGAGGGTGGGGAAGGCGATGGGCGAGGACTGCACCCGGGCCTTCTCCTGGATGTTGATCGAGCCGTCGGGGCGCTTGAAGCCGTCGAGCAGCGAC